AACTGGCAGCCAAAAACAAGAGCGGCAAGTCAACGGCCAAGCGACAGTTACCGGAGACTGACGAGGAGTATCAGAGCCGGTTGTTAGAGTGGTATTCCCGGCCTGAAGCCTTCCATCGCGAGTACACCTATCTCTCGGAAGATCGCCTGGCCATGTTGCAGGACGAAGTCTGGGAGATCACCCAGCAGTATCTGGACGCCAGGCGGCGCGGAAAGTGGCTGCTTAATACATCCAACTGCTTTTTATTTCAGCGACCCTGTGAATATCTGCCTTACTGCCAGTCAGGATTCAATCCCAACGTGGCTGGCAATTTGTATGAGATTGCTCTGCCGAACGAAGAACTAGGGCAGTCCGGAGTCGCGAGTCTGGAGTCGGGAGAAGAGCCGTTTTAGCGTCTGAATGAACGAATTAGCCCATTTAGTACTTTTGCAGACTCAGCACTTAATTCCTGGAGTTTTGTTGATGGCTCGACATCTAAAAATCCTAAACGCGATGCAAGCGAGACCTGGTACTCAAGCTCTCGGAGCGAACCGTAAGCGATTTCAAGAAAACGTACAAATTCCAGCTCTGACTGGCGCGCCGCTCCCTCAACGATGTTGCTTGGCACAGACACGGCGGCACGACGCATTTGCGAGGTCAAACCAAAGAGCTCCTCCTTCGGAAACTGTCGAGTGAATTCGTAAACAAACAAAGCCAATTGGTCCGCCAATTCAAACGCCCTGAGCTTTGTGTGATCTCTCATAAAAATCTTCCTCATGATTCCAGACAAAGGACTTAACACTACTGATGAATTCTAACTCCAGGCTCCCGACCCCGGACTCCCCACTAATTTTGCCCACGGAACCATCAAAACCTGTTACCGAACTCGGCAAACAAACCATCCTGCTGTACTCGGCTCCCAAGTTGGGAAAAAGTACCATGGCTTCAAGATTTCCATCCGCAATCTTTCTGGAATGTGAACCAGGCCTCAATCACCTGGAAGTCTTTAAGGTACCTACCTATTCCTGGGAGGCATTCCTCGAAGCATGCAAGTTGATTGCCAAGGGTGATCACAATTTCCAAACAGTGGTCATCGATACAGTCGACAACGCCTTCAAAATGTGCTCCGAGCACGTGTGTGCCAAGCATGGTATTGAGTATGAAGGCGACATGGCTCACGGCAAGGGTTGGGCGCTGGTCAAAAACGAGTGGCATCGCGTACTGACCAGACTGGCCAGTCTGCCTTACGGCCTGATTCTCATTTCACATGCGGTCGACAGAACGATCGAAACGCGGACTGGCGAGTACACCAAGACGGTGCCCAGTCTGCCGGACCGAGCCCGCAATGTAGTTCACCGAAGTCGCTAATTTCTTCACCATGCGCAAATCGGATGGTGGCTACATTCCTGTCGGCACCAACCCTCCTAAAGCGCTTGCCGAGAATATTCTAGCACAAACAGACTGGGACCTCCCGCCACTTGCCGGCGTGGCTCGCGCTCCCATCTTGCGAGGCGATGGAACCATTTGCACAACGCCTGGCTACGATTCCACATCGAGGTTGATGTATTGTCCTGACCCTTCGCTCAACCTCAGACCAGTCCCAGAGTATCCTTGCGGCGAAGAAGTCCGCGCGTGCGTTGATATTCTCCTGCAGGTAATCGATGAGTTCCCGTTCGTTGATGATGCAAGCCGCGCCAATGCACTGGCGATTTTGTTTTCGATACTGATGCGTCCGGTCATCAAGGGACATGTGCCGCTGGCTATTGTCGACGCTCCAATGCAAGGGACCGGCAAGTCGTTGCTGATCACCGTGCTAGCGAAGATAGCAGTGGGCAACGTTTCGTCCGAGTCGATTCCTGCCAAGCAGAATGAAGATGAATGGCGGAAGAAGATCTTGCCTTGCACCCAAGAGCCACCGACGTTTCGATTGCGGTTGGAAATTTTGGTGATCGTCAGGTCCAGGTCGTGGGTGGTCATTTTGGTATCTCCGGTTCGGGGGTTATGAAATGCGTGGCATTAACACACATGAGCCATGAACTTTTGGTGCTTGCAAGCCGAAGGGGAAAAAACGCGCGAAATTACTCGGAATTCTTTTCCCCATACCTTTGGGGCTTCCATTTAGCCGTCGCGGTAGTTCTCCCAAGCCCGCTTGCTGCCGTAGCAAATCTGCCCACCTTCAACGATGTAGATCGTGTTGTCTTGGGCGACGTCTTGGTCGTCGTCATCCGAGTCATCTTCATCGGCTTCATTCATTTCGCGGCCGCTGGTCACGCCGCAGATTCGGTTCTCGAACGGCCAGTTCTGTTGGGTCATCAGGCGGCCACCGAGTTCTATCGTGAGAACCAGCCGGCAATGGACGAGGGCGCTGTCGTTGCTTGGCAGGAGCGATTCAACTATGACGAACTTTCGGCCATCCAGCATGCGATGAATCTCAAGTTGCAGGACAAAGCGGCCTTCTTTGCTGAATACCAGAATGAGCCACTGATAGAAGAGACCGTGACCGATGGTATGCTGGGTGCGGAAGAGGTAGCGACCAAGGTAAACCGCATTGAGCGTGGTCTAGTCTCCATTGGAGCGAACCACTTGACCGCGTTCATCGACGTCCAGCAGAAGCTGTTGTTCTATCTTGTCGCTGCCTGGGAGGATGATTTCACTGGCTATGTCATCGACTATGGTTGTTATCCGGATCAGCATCGGCCATACTTCACTCTGCGTGAGACACGTCAGACGCTGAGTTCTACAGCATCGGGTACAGGACTCGAGGGATCAATCTACGCTGGCCTTGAGTGTTTGACTTCGAAACTACTGGACCGAGAGTGGCAGCGCGACGATGGAGCTGCAATGCGGATCGGGCGCTGTCTGATTGACGCCAATTGGGGGCAATCAACCGACGTGGTCTACCAGTTTTGTCGGCAGTCAAGGCACGCCGCTGTGATCATGCCCAGCCACGGTCGGTTCGTTGGAGCCTCAAGCCTACCGTTCAGCGAGTACCGTCGCCGGCCAGGGGATCGAGTTGGGCTCAACTGGCGAATCCCCAATGTGCATGGAAAACGAGCCGTACGCCACGTTGTTTACGACACCAACTGGTGGAAGTCGTTTATCAATGCCCGACTGCGTGTGGCCATGGGGGATCGTGGTTGCCTGTCGATATTTGGTGCTAACCCAGAGACCCACCGGCTGTTGGCGGAGCACCTGACCTCGGAATACTTCATCAAGACGCAGGCCCGCGGCCGAAGCGTGGACGAATGGAAACAGCGACCCGAGCAGCCTGACAACCACTGGTTCGACTGCCTGGTTGGAGCAACTGTTGGAGCTTCCATGCTCGGGTGTGTGCTTCCCGGAACAGACGCCACTGTAACGTTGAAGCCTGGCCGCCTAAGTTTTAAGGATTTGCAGTACAAAAAAAGAAAGTGATCTACAAATCCCAACCGTGCTTAGGATGGCATTTGTCTGAACGTGAATGTCGTGCAACGCGGCTTTAGGCTCGCAGCCAAAACGCTAAATGACGGTTCGTCCTGAGCGTGCGAGGACCTTCGCGATTCAAGTCGAAGACCGATTCACGGCCCGGAGGAACATGAACCTTGCTAGACGACGCCCCAGTGGTTTGCACTTATGTCCCGAACCTTTGCGTCGCGACTTCAACAGGCCAGCCAACGGACTGGCCCACCGGTCCGATGGGCGCTAGGCGGAAACAGCCAAGCAGCCTATTACACCAGAAATAACTTTACGACAAAGGAACCGATGGTTACAATACATCTTACAACAATCGACAAGTTCCGACAGGCTGCAAAGTTGTCGCCGATAAGTTCAGCATCGATCATTCTAGAACCAAATTAGGCTTACACTTAATGCCCCAGTTCCTTGCTATTGTGGCATATCGCAGTCTTGTTGAGGGAGTGTCAAGTGGTTCGATTGACTTGCAAGTTCGGTGGTTCGACGCAGCCGACGATTCCGTAGTGCGGCAAACCATCGAGGCTGAACCGAACTGTGCATATAGGAATGGCACCGATGAATCAGTCGCATGGGAGTTGGCAGAAATCTTTTCCATCGAGCCGTTTTCTCCTCGAGTATCAGGCGAAGAAGTTGTCGGCTTTATTGCTAACGCAGATGAAATCGCTAATCTCGCTTAACAATGTGCGGCAGTTGAGTCGCCTGTCTATCTGCTATCAGGCCAACGACTAAGAGGCCGTACATGCGACGAGTAAAGAGTAAAGTGCGCCGTTCTGAAGTTGCACGAACAGGTCAGATACCCGTTGGCTCAGACGTCCATCACCACCACCTCCGCAATCCGTGCATCAGATATCTAGATCGCGTCATTCGCCATACGGAGTCCCTGATTTCGTCCGGCAAGTGCCATTCAGAATGGGGCAGGAAGCGTATCGAGGCTTTGCAAAAAATACTTGAGGCCAAGGAAAGGAGGCTTCAAAAGAAACGTGGGAGCGAATGAGCAGGAAAGGGCCGGATTACCAGAGAATTGCACGGTGGTGGCGGTGTCCGGGCATCTCGAAGTGGATGATCAATTCCCGCCAGGCCGTGAATTCCGACGTTCGCGCCCATGAGGGCGTGTCATTTGTATTGGGCAGTGCGCTTAAACCCGCACGAATTCCAATGCTTGATGTAGCGATGATACAACTCTACCCCCTCCAGTAAGGGGCATCGTCGACCAAGTCTCGAATCGGCACACCCGTGAGAACAGCGCCATTGCGAAAGCGAACTGTCGCAGTGTCATCTTCGATCGCAACCAATATGGGTTGTTCACCTTGGGTGTAGGAACGACTCAGTGGAACGGGCTTGCCAATCATTTTTCTCAACAGGTTCTGATGCTGATGAGCTTCAGCATTGAAATCTATCTCTTTCTCTTTGCGACCTCGGTTGAGAGACACGGCTGAACTCCGTTTCAATGAACTTTGGGACATAACCAGAGATCAAAATGACTCAAACGCAGGACACCTTAGGTCATTAATCAAAAAAAGTTTCGGAAAATCGTCTGCCGAATCCGTCACTTCGCGGCCATTCCGGGTATTCCTACAGATAGATGACCGAATGTCGTCTGTGGGAGTGTCCCAAAGCCATGTCCGCTGACTTGACCGAGACTAATTGCGAGAGCTCCAAAGGCAATCGCCAAAGTGTGGCGATCAAAACTATTTCCGAAAATCTGAGGCTTTTCGTTCGTCCGACAGCTCACTTCGCGTGTAACCCTACAGTTAGGGAAACATTTTTTCCGTCACCGATTAGGCAACCCAATGTCCAGTGATTTACAGGAAACCATTCGCGAGAGTGCCAAGGCACCGGCCAAGGCATCCGGGGATGCCGGGAGTGTCGAGCAACACAAGCTTCCCGACCAGATCGCAGCAGACAAGTATTTGGCAAGTAAGCAGGCGGCCAGTTTAAAGAATCGAGGACTTCGGTTTAACAAGCTCGTGCCACCGGGTGCGGACTGATCTAGCCCAACTGTGGGTAACTCAATTTCTCTTCTCAGCGGGTGTCGGGTTTCAGTAAAGGGATTGATTCACGGATGTTCAAAACGTTGTTAGGAATACTGAGCAAGGGAAAAGGTCGTGAAAAGCGATCCTTCGACTCTGGAAGCTCTGCCCGACACCCTTTTTCGCTTTCGAGGCTGCTGGGCCGCTATGACGCTGCCGTGACCACGCCGGACAATGCACGCCACTGGATGGCCGCAGATGGACTTTCCGCCAACGCGGCCAATCGACCGGAGATTCGCAGAATCCTTCGAAACCGGGCTCGGTACGAGGTTGCCAACAACTCCTACGCTCGAGGCATCGTGCTCACTTTGGCCAACGATGTCATCGGCACTGGCCCACGGCTTCAGATGCTGACCGACTCTAGTGAAGCCAATCGGCGGATCGAACAGGAGTTCATGGCTTGGTCGAAGGCAGTTCGACTGCCAGAGAAGCTGCGTACCATGCGGACGGCTCGAGCAACCGATGGAGAGGCATTTGCTTTGCTTACCAACAACCCAGCCCTGCCCACGCAAATCCAACTTGACCTGAGGCTCATCGAGGCCGATCAAGTAACCAGCGTCGAGTTAGGGTCTGCACTGGATAATTCCGTCGATGGTATCGAGTTTGATCAGTTTGGCAATCCGAAGCGGTATCACATTCTGCGTGGACATCCGGGCGAGGGACAATTCCGCTTTCCATACCAACATGACTCGGTGCCAGCTTCCTCGGTTCTTCACTGGTACCGAATGGACAGGCCCGGTCAGGCCCGCGGCATTCCGGATATCATGCCGGCTCTTCCACTGTTCGCCCAGCTACGTCGATACACATTGGCTGTACTGGCAGCCGCTGAGACTGCGGCAGACTTCGCTGGGATTCTCTATACCGATGCTCCAGCCGGAGGAGAGGCTGATGCGGCTGAACCATTTGAACCCATCGAGTTAGAAAAGCGCGCACTACTGACCATGCCCGGTGGATGGCGTATGGAGCAGATGCGTAGTGAACAACCAAGTACGAGCTACGGTGAGTTTAAACATGAACTGCTCAATGAAATAGCCCGCTGTCTCAACATGCCATACAACGTGGCCTCAGCCAACAGTTCGGGATATAACTATGCGAGTGGTCGTTTAGACCACCAAACCTACTACAAAGCCATCCGTGTCGAACAGTCGCACCTGGAGTGCGCGGTGCTGAACCGTCTTCTATCGGCCTGGTTCGACGAGGCTGCGCTGCTAACAGATTTTCTACCCGCGGGCCTCGGCCCAATCGCTAGCTGGCCTCATCAATGGTTCTGGGATGGTCATGAACATGTCGACCCTGCCAAAGAAGCCAATGCACAGGCCACTCGCTTAGCCAGTCATACGACCACCCTTGCCGACGAGTACGCGCGGCGCGGTCAGGACTGGGAGACCCAGCTACGGCAGCGAGCCAAAGAACTCTCTTTGATGAACCAGCTTGGGCTGGTGACATCTCAACTAACCCCCATGGAAGATCCGGAGGATGCGGATGACGTTGACGAAAAAGAAGCCACTCGAGCCGAGTGAAAGCGGGCAGACACAGGGCAACTTGCTGTTTACGGCAAGCTGCACTCTGGATCTGGAAGCAGCCAAAGATGACTCCTCGCCTGGCGCTCTGCCGCGCTTTCGCATGGTCGCCTACACGGGTACTCCCATGCGGATTGGAGGTTGGCGACACCCTGTGATCATCGATCTAGCTGGGCTCAGTATCCCGTCACAATCCAGGCCGATTCGCTTTGGACATGATCCACTTTCGGGTGTCGGGCATACCGACTCGATCCGTGTGGAAGCCGGGTTGCTGGTCGCCAGCGGTGTGGTTTCGCGCGACACACCGGCCGCCCGCGAGGTGGTTGTCAGTTCCAAGAATGGCTTTCCTTGGCAGGCTTCGGTTGGCGCCAGCGTCGAGGAGTTTGAGTTTGTGAAGGAAAGTCAAAAGGTCACCGTGAATGGCCAGCAGTACTCAGGCCCACTGAACGTGGTGCGCAAGAGCTCACTGGGAGAAATCAGCTTTGTGGACCTGGGTGCCGACGGTGCCACCAGCGCCAGTGTGGCCGCTGTCAGTCAACCTGCCTCCGGAGAACCAATCATGGACGAGCCACTAGTTAGTAGTCAACCTCAGATGGAGGTTCCGGCCGCCCAACCCGTGGAGCCAATCTCTAACAGCACCAGTGCGCCTCCAGCAGCTGACTTTTCGCAACAACTGGAGGCGTTCCGAGCCCAGCAAGCCGCTGAAACGCAGCGTATCGCGTCGATTCGGAGCATTTGTGGCGGCCGTCACAGCGACATCGAGGCCAGAGCCATTCGTGAAGGCTGGACAGAACAGCGCACTGAACTCGAGGTGCTTCGCGTGCAGCGCCCAGCTCTAGCCGCCATTCATGTTCCCGAGAACGGCATTAGCTCAGCCGTGCTAGAGGCGGCCTGCTTGCTAGCGGCCGGGCACAGCGATGTCCAGCAGACAACTGATGAAAAGACACTCGAACTGGCTAGCAAGAGGTTTCGTGGAGGTATTGGACTTCAGGAGCTGCTTCTCGAGGCTGCCTGGGCTAATGGTTACACGGGACGCAATTTTCGCGACAGCCGAAGCGTGCTGCGATTCGCATTTGGCCGGACAGTCGAAGCCGCAGGATTTTCCAATATCGACATTGGTGGCATCTTGTCGAACGTGGCCAATAAATTCCTGCTTGAAGGATTCTTCAGTGTGGAGCGAACTTGGCGCAATATCTGTGCTGTCCGCAATGTGAGTGACTTCAAGACCGTCAACAGCTACCGGCTGATCGGTAAAGATCAGTATGAACTGGTGGCACCCGGTGGAGAGATCAAACATGGGACTCTCGGCAACGAGACCTATAGCAACCGTGCGGATACCTACGGTTTGCTGCTGGCGATCGACCGACGGGACATCATCAACGACGATCTGGGAGCCATCACCACGGTACCGCGCAAGCTGGGCCGTGGTTCGGGCCTGAAGATCAACGACGTGTTCTGGACTACGTTCCTGAACAACGCGAGCTTCTTCACGGTCGGCAACAAGAACTTTCTCACTGGGGCTGACACGGCGCTGTCGATCGATGGACTGACCAAGGCCGAGACGGCGTTCATGGATTTGACCGACTCTGAGGGCAAGCCCATTGGCATCATGCCAGCTATCGCGCTGGTGCCAACACCGCTTTCAGCCATTGGCACTCAGCTCTTTAAGTCGCTGGAACTACGCGATACCACGCCCAACGCCAAGTTTCCGATAGCTAACCCGCATCAAGGCAAGTTCCGGATCGAGGTCAGTCGCTACCTGTCCAACACGACCTACACGGGCAACTCGACCAAGGCCTGGTACCTAATGGCCGAGCCCACCGATCTGCCAGTGATTGAAGTGGCATTCCTGAACGGCCAGGAAGCTCCCACGATCGAAACGGCTGAGGCTGATTTTAACGTGCTGGGTGTGCAGATGCGCGGCTATCACGATTTTGGCTGTGCGATGCAAGATCCACGCGGTGCCATCAAGAGCAAGGGCGAAGTTTAGTCCAGTCAATCACAGTGAAGTAACAGGAGAGTTTTACAAGCCATGAAAGCCATTCGAGTTCATTCTGCGGACAACATCGACTACACGCCGCCGGCAGATTTGGCCGCTGGCAGTGTGGTCGTCCAGGGCACGCTGATCGGCATCGCCACGAGGCAGCTTCTGGCTGGACGGATTGAGTCACTTGCCATCCAGGGAGTCTTTGACGTGGAGAAGGCAGCTGGGGCTGTCACTGCAGGCCAGGTCATCTACTGGGATTCAGTCGCTCAGCTGGCAACCACCACTGTCGGCAGTAACACGCTGATGGGTAAGGCTGTCCGAGGAGCCCTGGGCGGCGACACCCGAGTTCGTGTCTTGCTGACTCCGTAACCACCGCTTTCCCCAAATTCGCATTCCGTTCACTCCGTAACCACCGCTTGCCCCAAGTCATCCACAACAACCGAGTTTAATTCAGTTTATGTCAACCACTCAAGGAGTACCCATGAAACTGCCCGTGCTTCGCACCAACTATTTCAAAACCTGCCTACCGGTTCTGTTGCTGCTCTTTGCCGCCAACCTTGGTCAAGCCCACAACCAATCGGAACAGTCTTTTCGAACAGATACTCAGGTTACTGAGGCGGTCCAGGCCGATAGCCCGGCGGTCCGAGTGCGGATCAGCGGAAGCTGTGGTAGTGGCTTTATCGCCGGAGCCGATTCCCAATCAGCCTACATTGTGACCAACGCTCACGTGGTCGGTACGCAGATCGGCCGCGAGGTGACTATTGACATTTTATCGGCCGGTCAAATGCGCTCGCTGCGTGGCCGGGTGATTCTGGCAATGTACCACAGTCAGCGCTTGATCGATGCTGCCATTGTGCGTGTGGATTCTCTAAGAGCCGCACGGTACTTGCCAATGATCAAGGATGTACCTTCCAAAAGACCCTTCAGTACTCGAGGCGCGCCTCGCTGCGTTTGGCCTCTGGTAGTGAAACCTTTTGACCAGGTGATCATTTCCTCAAACAGTCCGCTGATTCGAGGGCTGCCGGACTCGATTCCTGGCCAGTCGGGCTCTGGAATCTACGATGCCGATGGCAATGCCATTGCCCTGCTGGCCTGGAGCTGGGGCGGCTACTGCGCTGGCCAGCAGACTCACTGGCTGTGGAAAGTGGCCTCAGAGCGGAGTCTACTCGGCGTTCCCGGTAGACCCAACGGGCTCCAGGAAGTCTCCCAGGGTCCCGAGGGTGTGCCGTACGTTCGGCCAGTGACCGAGGATGGGATCTTCTTTGAAGGCGCAGAGACCTCAGCGGCTGACTTGATCAATGAGCCCAGCGATCAGCACCCAGATGGCGACTCCTTGATTCGTCCATCAACTGAGGATGGCATCTTTAGCCTGGTGGACAGTCGACTGGCTGAGCTACCCATCTGGGTCACTCCCGGTGGACCCAAGCCGCAGCCCGATCCCTGTCCGGATTGTCCGCCCTGCCCCGAAGTCTGCCCACCCGATCACATGAAGGTCACAGCCAAGGAGCGCGAGCTGATCGAATTTATTAGGTCTCAGCAAGCCGAAACATCGCGGTTTGGCGATCTAATCAAGAGCATCGACTGGGTAGCGCTGGCTAAACAGGTGATTGAAATCATCAAGCTATTCCAGTCGCTTAGTCCGTCGGCAGCCTGAACCGGGAGAGTTACTTGTCGCATCTGCTCCTATGGGGCCAACAATGGTTGAACGAGCAGCTTAAAAAACATGCCTCGCGTGAGGTAGTCTACCAGCGTGGGCCCGACACTGTCACGGTCCAGGCAACCATAGGGCGCACCCTGCTGAAGCTCGATGATGGCTTCGGCGGGGTGCTTTTGCAGTGGACCGACCGAGACTTTTTAATCCCTTCAGCCATGTTAGTCATTGGCGGTCAGCCGATCCTGCCCGAGCGTGGCGACTTGATCCATGAAGTCCAGGATTCCACGGAGTACACCTATGAAGTCCTGGCACCCGGCAGTGAGCCACCGTGGAAATGGTCAGACCTGTACCGATCGCTGCTAAGAATTCACACTAAACAGATTCGAACTCAGCCCGTATGACAGCCATTATTGTAACTCTGACCCAGGCAGTTGTGGAGCAGCTTAATGCGGCCAGCTTCTCACAGACCGTGCTGGCCGAGCGTCACTACCAGCCCAGGTTCGACCTGTCGGAGATGGATATACTCAAGGTGAGCGTAGTACCGCGTGGACTGTCTCTGCGGCCCCTGGACCGAGAGCGCCATGCTTACGAGTACGAGATCGACGTGGCAGTCCAAAAGCGGCTTAGTTCCGAGCTGCAGGCTATTGATGATCTGCTGGAACTGGTCGAGGAGATTGCAGAGCATTTCAAGCTAAATCCAGTGATCGAGCCACTCAAGGCGCGGTGTACTGAGATTCGCAATGCACCAATCTATGCCAGTGAGCATCTGCTGGAGCTGCGCCAGTTCACTAGCGTCATCACACTGATCTATCGCGACCACAGGTAAGGAGCCACTGTAAGCATGACAAGTGTGGATGTTGGCCCATACCGGCTTCGATTTACCAGCGATCAGGGCGTGTCCGAGCAGTTGCCCGGACTGGACTCCTCGGACGATATGCTCAAGGTGAAGTCGATCCAGAAGAAGTTCCGGGATTCCTGGACTCGGCCACTGACCGATCAGTGGGACGTAGTCACAGGTGGTGGTATGACCGCTTCGGTTTGGGCTGGCGTCCTGACGATCGCCTCAACAACCAACGCAGGTGCATTCGCGGAGCTCCTGTCCAAAGAGACCTTTACCATTCCATTCAGAGCCATGATGGCTTTGACCAGTGGAGCCACGCGCCAGGCCAACAACCATCATATCATCGAAGCTGTCTCGGTGGATCCGGTCACGGGTGTCCCCAACGGGCTGCACAGCATGTTTGTGGACATTGGCGGTGCGGCGAGCACTACGGTGACCAACATGCTGTACTATGTCCAAAACGGTGGACTAGCGCCGCTGGCTTCGAGTGCTTCGACAATCGTGACCACTGCCAACTACTCTATCTTAGAGCTTGAACCATTCTCCGATGAATGCTATTTTCATTCACGCACCATGGATGCGACCACCGGCAGGTCCAACTCCTATGTGCGGCATCAGCAGATTCCCGATCCCACGGCAGTCTACAAGCTCCGAATCCGCGCCATGAACCATCAGGCGTTCAGGGGAATCACCAACGCAGTGGCTGGACCGGGAGGAGTCATCCGGCTTACATCGACCGCCCATGGGTATACTGGCAACCCGACCGTATGGGTAGAGTATCTGACAGGTGTGACTAATGGTGGAGCCCCGGTTCGAGGCAACTACTCGGCCACGGTTGTGGACGCCAATACGCTGGATCTGACTGGCACTGTGTTTGGAGGAGGTTACATTGCGGGTTCAGGACTAGTTGCTCTAGCTGCCGCTCCCGCTTCGAACATCCTGCTGCTTTCCCAGTTTATCAACTGCCAGGATTACGCGGAGCTAACCAGTGAGATCACAGCTGGTCGCGGTCAGACTGTAGTCGGGCAGGGTATGGGGGTTGTTCTTACTGGAGCCACGGCATCCAGCACCAACATTGGAACTGTAACGGCCAATGTGGCTGGTCAGGCCGCTCACGATGCTGCGGTCTCAGGTAATCCAGTGCGCATCGCTGGCAGAGCGCTCACGGCTGCCTACGCCAATGTGGCCACTGGTGATGTGGCGGACCTGGTGGCCACTCTGCAGGGAGTGCTTGTGACACGGCCCTGGCAAATACCCGAACTCGAGTGGTCGTTCTCCTCGGCCGCCGGTGGTGTGGTCAATACGAGCGATGTGGTCCTGGCTGCTGCGGCTGGCGCTGGACTGCGGCGCTACGTGACCAGCCTGCAGTTATCGAATAACTCGGCCACTGCTACGGAAGTAGTACTGAGGGACGGAGCTACTATTATCTGGCGTGGGCATCTTGCCGGCAACGCCCCGATGGCTGAAGTGATCTTCACTAATCCACTCAGAACCACGGCCAATACTGCCTTGAATTTTGCGTGCATCACCACTGGTGCGGCGGTCTATGTTAACGCTCAGGGGTACACCGCACCATGATGATTGGCTTTGAAAAGAAACGGCTATTCTTCGATCGACAGATTGTTATCGATGCTGTGGGTGTGGCTACAGCCAAGAATCTGTCCAAGGCGGGTAGTTTCATTCAGCGATCTGCTAGGTCATCGCTGAGGCGCAGGAAAAAGGCATCAGCTCCTGGCGAGCCACCCAGTGTTCACACTCGGGACCGAGTAGCCACGCTGAAAAATATCTGGTTTGTCTTTGATCCGATTAACAAGAGCGTGGTGGTTGGTCCCATGAAGCTAAACACTTCGGCGCTGGTTGGTAGCGACCAGCCAACGGTTCCCGCACTGCACGAGTATGGCGGCTCAGCTGTGGTTGGCAAGGGCATACGCAAGCGGCGTGTCCGCTACCCAGCCCGACCATTCATGGGACCGGCCATGCAGCGCGAGCTACCCAAGTTCGAAGGACTCTGGGCTAAGTCGATTAAGTAATCAGCACAAAGAGAGAATAGTACACGGGAGTCGCTTACATGGCCATCAGACTTGGGCTAGGCGCCAAACTGTATCGCAACGCAGCCGCCAGCGGTACTCCCTCGTGGGTGCTGATCAGTAACGTGCGCGACTTAACACTGAACCTCGAAACGGGTGAAGCCGATGTGACCACACGTGGCAACAACGGTTGGCGAGCTACTATGGCTACGCTCAAGGACGCCTCGCTAGAGTTCGAGATGGTCTGGGACACAGAGGATGCAAACTTTACTGTGATCCGCAACGCATTTCTGGGCAATCAATCGATTCGGCTGGCTGTCCTGGATGACTTCATGGGCGACGGACAGGGAATCTACGCCCGGTGGATGATCACTGCCTTCAGTAGGAACGAGCCCCTTGAAGAGGCCATTACGGTCAGCGTGACTGCCAAGCCCACCTACAGTGCTAATCCACCGCTGTGGGTCGATTCCATGAACTTTGATTTGATCGATTGGTAAGGAGAATCTGTTATGGCTATCAAGCTCGGCATGGATGCGAAGCTGTACCGCAATACGGGTAGCTTTGCGACGCCAGTCTGGAATCTGGTGCCCAATGTCAGAGACTTGACGCTCTCGCTGGAGACCGGCGAAGCCGATGTGACCACGCGTGGCAACAACGGCTGGCGGGCTACTATGGCCACGCTCAAAGACGCGTCAGTCGAGTTCGAAATGATCTGGGACACCGAGGACGAGGATTTTACAGCCGTTCGGAACGCGTTTTTGAATAACACGCCGCTGGAGCTTGCCATCCTGGATGGCCTGGTGACAGTGATCGGTTCCCAGGGGCTGCGAGCTAGTTTTATGATCACTAGCTTTACTCGCAACGAGCCGCTCGAAGAGGCCATCACTGTGAGCGTTTCAGCCAAGCCTACCTATTCTACCAATCCACCAGCCTGGATGACTACAACCTAGTAGCTAGTAGCGGCTGTCAGTCCCGGAGAAACAATCGATCATGAATGGAATCAACATTGGTCCCTTTCCCGTTCGTCCAGCAGCCACTTGGTTTTATGCAGCACCGGTGGCTGGCCTAGCCGTGCTGGAGAGTGCCACGCTGGCTTCAGCCGCTGGTCCTGGGCGCCGGCGACTGCTGACTTCGCTGCAGTTTTCCATGACCGGTGGTGGTCCAGCCACTCTGGTTATCAAGACTGGCTCTACCGTACTTCTACGACTGCCTATCACGTCGAGCATCCCAACATCGATACCACTCCCACAGCCACTTCAGTCGGCAGAGAACGAAGCTCTGACGCTTGAAATCGACGGGCAGGAGGGTACCGGATCAACGGCTGTATTTGTCAATGCACAAGGCTATACGTCATGACTGCGATACAACCTAGTTAGAAAGAGAACCAATGCGAGTATTCAAAGACAATGCCGGAAGGACCTGGACGCTGCAGATCAACGTGGCTGCCGTCAAACGCGTGAGAGCTCTGGTGGGCATCGATCTATACCAACTGGCCAGTGACGGCTTTGAATCGCTTGGCAAACTGGTGAGCAACCCTCTGGATCTGGCTGATGTACTTTATTGTCTGGTCAAGGATCAGGCTGACTCTCAGCAGATCACCGATGAGGATTTTGGCAGGGCCCTTGCCGGTGATTGCATCACACAGGCTGCTGATGCGTTTGTGGAGGAACTGATCGATTTTTTCCCCGATGCCCGCGCTCGCAGCGGGCTCAGGAAGGTGATCGAAGCGGGCCGAAAAGTCAGAGCCAATCTACTGGCCCGAGCCGAGAGCCTGCTGGAGAGCCTCGACCCGGATGCCGAAGCAGCGAAATTGATCGACTCGTTTGGCAACTTGCCGGAATCCTCGGACTCCATCCAGGACCTTTTACGCTTCGAGAGCTCATCGACATGGCCGACGAGCGACTTAAATGTCAGTGGATGCACACATCCGCACTAATGGCCTTGATGGCTAACCTTCAGCGTGATCCTAAGAAGTCACGACCGTTGAAACCAGCCGACTTCAATCCTTACGCCAGGCGGAAGCTGGAGTCCAAGCTGCAGGCCGATGTGAGCATCCTCAAAAAAGTGTTTGTACCAGAGAGAGATCGATAAATGTCAGCCGCCAGAGGGATCAAAGCCGGAGCTGCCTACGTCGAGCTCTACACCAAGAACAGCCCGTTGATCAAAGGACTGCGCGATGCTGAAAAGAAGCTCAAGGCTTTTGGAGCAGGCATCACTGCCATCGGTACTAGAATATCTGGTCTGGGTGCAGCCATAGCTGGTCCCATGCTGGCTAGCACTAGTGTCTTTGCCAGTATGGGTGATACACTGGCCAAGATGAGCGGCAGGACAGGTGTATCGGTTGAAGCACTCTCAGAGCTTGGCTACGCGGCTGATCAGTCGGGAGCCAACCTGGAATCACTCGAAGCTGCTGTGCGGCGCATGCAGAAGCAAGTGGTCGAGGCTGCCAAACAGTCAGAGGATGCACTGGCTGCAGCCCGCCGGGAGTGGGAAGAGGCACTGGCCGAAGCAGCTGCCAAGCGCATGGACGCTCAGGCTGGCCAGGGGCCAGAGAGCATCAAGCGGGCCGAACTCGAACTAGAGGGTCTGGATGATGTGATTGACTCTACGCGGCAAAAAGTAGATGTGGTGGGTACCTTCAATCCACTGGCAGCTGTCAGCCTTAGTTCCGACTCCTTGGGTGAGCGCACGGCTAAAGCCAGCGAACAGGTGGCTGCCAATACCAAGCGACTGGTGCAAGAAGCACAGCTTGGCGGGCTGGTATTTTCATAAGGAGATCCCGCCCGGATGCCCACCATCATCGAGCGTTTTGACAGCCGTGAAGCTACCGAGAGCCCGGACAGTGCATCGACCGATCTGGTGTACACAGTCGAGGGTACCGAAGACGATGCTGCGGTGCGCACGCTGGTCGAAGCCACTGTGCCTACCACTTACAACGGCCTGGTGCTTCAGTCTTACCACATGGCTCATCAGGGCGGTGGAGTGTGGGAGGTGTCGGCCCGCTACGGTCAAAAAGAAAAGAAAGAGACCGGTGATTCATCGTTCTCCTTCGACACCGGCGGCGGCACTGTTCACATCAGTCAGTCGCTGCAGACTCTTGGCAGCTACGCTCCGCCTGGCAAGACAGCTCCGAACTTTCAGGGTGCCATCGGAGCTACCATTGACTCAGTCGAAGGAACCGACATCACCGTTCCCATCTACAGTTTTGCAGAGACACACTACTTGGACAATGCCTTAGTCACAGGAGCCTACAAGCTAAATCTATTCCAGTTGACAGGCCGAGTCAATGCAGCCAGTTTCAAGGGCTTTGCGGCCGGCGAGGTTCTCTTCCTGGGAGCCTCCGGCTCCAAGCGTGGCAGCGAAGACTGGGAGATTACCTTTCGCTTTGCTGCCAGCCCCAATGTGAGTGGTCTGGCCGTTGGGCCTATTACAGGCATCACCAAGCGTGGCTGGGACTATCTCTGGGTGCGTTACGCTGATGCCGAGGATCAGAACGTGCTGGTCAAGCAGCCCATCGCAGCCTATGTGGAAAGGGTGTATCTGGATGGCAACTTTGCACTGCTGGGCATTGGGACTTAATCCATGGGTGATCCACTGAAAAAGGTTCAGCCTGGTCAGCGACTGCACATTCCGGCTGAAGCTTACAACGCTTTTGTTGATGCCGCCCAGGCGGAAAAGTCGCGTCGACATAATACGGCACTCTCGTCCAGCGTCGACCTACCATCGTCAACCATCATTCAGGTTCGTAATCAGACTGGATTTGCTCAGGCCCGCTTTAGCATCCTAGCTATCGACTCGCCCATCATCACGCCGGCAGCCAATTTACAGGAGTTTAAAAATGCAGTAACCTTTTCGGCAGTCATCCCAGCCAGTCCGATGATCGACAAGCGCTTTGTCATCCTGGCTGAGCCGTTAGCAGCAGGCGCTGTAGGCCGGGCAGTGCTGTACGGCGCAACGCCAGTCTCGCTGGGTGTGGCCAGTGAGAGCCATCTGTATGCCAGTCCGCTGGGTGGCTTAACCAGCTTTTTGATCAGCACGGCTTCCACTGGCCAGTTTCGCATTCTGTGGAGGGAGCCTGGCCTTGGCATCAAGTGGGCTATTGTGGCTGCGGAGCCATCGGCGGCCACACCGGCCATAGTTTTTCAGCTCCAGACGCCGCTGTCGGCAGGCGCTGCGCAGCTAGCCACTGGCCTGATCCTCCTCAGTAGTAACTCGGCGGACTATCCGCTTGGCAACAGTGTGACCGTCTTCAATACGGGCATGAGCAAGGGCGCGGTGGGTGCCCGCGGCATCGCCATGCTCTATAACGGTGTGTGGTGGGTCTACGAGTTGAATCAGCCGACCATCCAGGCCAGGTTCCTATTCACCGGCAGCACCCATTCACCCGGAGGCAGCGATACGTTTGGTGATGTGGCCAGCCAAATTGCCATTGCCTTCAGCAATTTTACATCCCTTACGCCGTATCCATTCGGCCTGGCTCCGACGGCAGCCATTACCAATCCGTCCAATCTGATTGCCTTTGCGGGCGACAGCGGCTTGTGCGTGTGGGATACGGCCACCGAACAGTATATTCTCACTCAGGTTTATCCACAGCTTGTCAGACGCTTTTACTTCAAGCTTGGTGCCAACTGGCCCAATGGCCTGGATCAGACATTCTCACAGGCCACCTGCCTGCATGCCGACCCTACTAACCACGGTGGCAATCTGGTCACTGGTTCCATCACTTTAAGAGATCGTTGGAACGTGGCCTCCAATGCCAAGGCCAATGATGTTGGAATCTGTCAGCTGAACTATAAAACGGGCCAGTTCGATATTGTAGAACTATCCCA